TTGAGCGATAAACTCGTCATCGTTAGAACCTTTCTGCACGTTTAGGAAGTCCACATAGTGTTTGAGTGGTATTTCGTTGAGTGAGGTAGGTACTTTTACTTGGATTTCCATAATTGTATAACGTTAATTAGTCGTTTTTGTATTCTTGAGCGAGGACATATGAGTACGCTTGTGCTAACATTTGAGCGTGTTTCCGCATTGAGAACACATCGTCAAAGACAATATGCACTTTCTTGCCAGTTCGTTTGTAGATATATTCCTCAACGATTGCCTTCATACGAGGCAGCTCATCGGATTGCGTATTGTCCATAGTTTGAATTTAAGCCGAGATTCTCCATCTCGTGGTAGCGAAGGGCATCTATAGCGTGGTCGTTGCCTCCTGCGGGCTTATTTAGCCTTACTCCGTGTTTATCTACATCCCAACAATAGGAGCGAAGTTCTTTGATTAGGTTTGTACTCTGCTTGGTGACCAAATACTCCTGACGTTGCATTACGTCAATTCCGTAGATGATTGAATCCTTGCCTTTAGTTACTCCCTTAATCGTCTTTCCGTAGCGTCTAATTTCGTCAATAGATTTAGGCTCACTTGAATCAGCATAGATAGTAACAGCAGACGGAAGTATTTTAGCGATGTCGGAGTTTAACATTCCTGTGCGGTAAACAAGTTCGTTTACTATTCGTTTTCCGTTCCAATTATACACCTCAATTGCAGACGTTGGGTCGTTCGTGTATCCAAAGTCAAGTCCTATCCCTATGAGTCGTGCGTCATCAGGTAGCTTGTCTATCTCTTTCCAATTACCAAAGACTACTCCTTCAAGCATTCCTACTTCTCCAAGTCCGTAAACTCTCCACCAATTAGCCCAATAGTTAGACGTAACCGCCTTGTCACGATTCTTTTCAATTTGTCGGACAATACTTTCATCAAGTGCCTCGTTGTCTTTGTATGTAAGGATGATGAAATCTGCGTCAGGTTCGTCTTTTAGTTCGGTGTGAACCCAAAACTCATTAGCAGGGTTGAAGTCAAGGTAAATCTCTTTCTTGGTACGGATGGAAAGCTCAAGGTAAGCGTCAAAGGTTACGTTGTTGCACTCGTTGATGTACAAGATATCACGTCTCGCTCCTCGAAGTTTAGATGCGTTATCAGCAGAGAAGAACTCCATCGTGCTTCCGTTGGCAAATTCGTATCTCAATAGGGTTGCGTTAAATCTATCCTCAACAAACCTACCAGTCCACCTCATAATCTTGAGAAAATCTTTCAGCGCACCGCGGCGCAAATGCGGTATAGTCTCCGCAACTACTGATACCTCTAATCCTTTTTCACGAGCGCACTTGTCTATCAGTATTGGTAAAATTGAAAATGTCTTACCCGCACTTGTTCCTCCCTGAATAATTTTTACACGTTTGTTAAGTGCAAGTATTTTTTTAATTGCAGTAGTTACTTGAAACATATTCTATTTGAATTTGACCTTTCTTCAGTCTCCTGTAAAAAGTAGTTGTGCCGATTTGCAAATGCTCTATTAACTTATTTACAGAATCAAATAAATCATTATTATAAATTACTTTCTTGCTTGATGGTGCTTGTGCATTTTTCAATCCTTTGTTCCAAGGTATAAGACCTTTCTTAAATGCCGTGCTATTTCCTTCTTCACCTACAATATTACATAAGTTCTCAAGACCTAACTTTAAAATGCAATTACGTTCTATCTCTAATGCTTTCTCTTTGGTGATTCCGTTTACAATTATTTGGAATTGAAATCCGTTGTTATCCCAAACATATCGCTTCCATTTTTGATTGCGTTTTCCTCCACCATCAAACACCCTATCATTTTTTCCGATACCTACATAAAAGCATTGACCTGTCTTTATGTTGTTGTGAGTATATACGTAATAGTTAGTCATTTTTCTTTAAAGAATCAAAGTTAAATAGTGGTTGCTCGGTTACGATAGTATTCTCGGTCTTCTCCGTGAGTCCGTTTAAACGTGCGGTTAAGTTAGCGTTGTACTGCCCTACCAAGCCTCCATTGATTTGGTCTTGACGGATTTCTCGCTTTATGTGTGTAGAGATAGCATAAAATTCGTCGTACGCTTTGTTTTGATTCTGAATGTAGTTCGATACGGTAAGGTCAAACTTATTAAAGCAGTAGACTTCAAAGCCTTCCATTGTGAGAGGACATTCGAGAGGTTCTGCAACCATATCACCAGTCCTTTGGTTTAGGTTGTATTTGTATCTTGGGTTTTCTTTAACCCATAGTTTGTAGCTTTTGAATAGCTCTAATAGATGTTCAGGGCTATCTATCTTTCTTGGTCTTCCTACTTTTGCCATTATTTATTTCGTGTTTTGTTAGTTGTATCATACATTGTGAGTGCCTTACTCCTAAATCAGGGAACTCTTTTACCATTGTGTCATCTGCTATGCATCTTTGCAGAAACTCGATTGGTTGTTCTTTAGGTAGTGGAGTTATTGTAGGCATCTTTTACCTTTTTAAAGTGGTCTAAAAATTCGTCTTCGCTTATCTCTTCTAAACACATCAGTCCATCTGCATCGGTGAAGTATTCAATGAGGTGGTGTCCGTCTTTTCGTATCCTCGCTGACATTTCGTGAGCATACTCAATCAGGTCTCTTCCGTAGTCTAAAAGATAGTATCTCATTTGTTGTATTCAGCGTAGACCTTCTGCATTTTGAATACCAGTTCTCTAAAGCAAGATGCGCAGCTTGTAGGCTCTTGACGTAGATTAAAGACACGGTTGTAAATTGCGATGAGTTTAGTTTGCTCACTTGGTTTAAATGTGTCTTGAGTGAGTACGTTGCTTTCATTTAGCCATTGGTATTCTTCTTCCGTTAGGCAGTTCGTGTTTCGGTAAGGGAATAACTCATTGAGCTTCTTCTTACGTTCTTCACATCCGCAGTCCTCACCTGCTACAAACTCTACTAACTTTTTGATTCCTGTGGCTTCCGTGATTTGTTCAATTGTATCACCTAAACCTGTTGCTTTTCTTTTTGCCATAATTATATTAATTCAAATTCTTCGTTTAAAAAGTCGGTATAATCATCGCCTACCGATTGACGTATTCTTTCTTTGCAGGATTTTATAGTTAGGAAAATAGACTTTAAACTGATACCTGTTTCATCTGCTATTTGACGCATTGGCTTTCTTTCGTCTTTGTATATCTTCCATAGCTTTTGGTCGTACCAATTCCAACCTTTAATTTCAAATTCTATTCTCTCATAGATTCTCTCCAATGATTCGTGTTTTTCTGCAACTGGCTCGTCATAAGATAAATCATAAACATCGTTTAAATCTAACCTATCCATCTTCTGCTTTCGGATGTGGTCAATGTAAACACTTCGCAACGTCAACCACATATGCCCTCTATTAATATCATCTCCTACAATCTTGTCTATATGATTTAAACGTAATATGCGGAGGTATGTTTCCTGTACGATGTCTTCAGCAAGGAACTCGTCACCAAATGTGCGGACTACTGATAGCCATTCTTTGTGGTGTTTTGCTAATGTAGTAATCTTGTCCATTGGTTAAATTCTAAACAAATATAAGACTATATTTTAATCAAACAAGTTGCCTACAAAAAAAGCCACCTGTTAAAGTGGCTCTAATCCGTTTAAATATACCTCTCGGCTAACGTAGTTATCTAACTTGTGAAGTGTTGATAAGGTGACGTCTTTGCCTTTGAGGAAGTTGTTTACTTGGAAGTGATGCATCTTGTATCCTAATAACTTAATATCCTCTACGATTTGATTTCGTGTTCGGGTAAGTAGGAGTTTGTGTATCTGCTTCCGTAGGTCTTCATCGTTGATATACATACTAAAAAGGTAGGTCATCGTCAATACTATCTCCAATTGGCGCGCGTTCAACTGGTGCTACATACGGCTCACTAAATGAAGCGGAGAAGAAACTTCCGTTTTTACCTTGCTTTACCCATAAAGCTACTTCCATTTCCTTTCCGTTTACGTTTACCTTTCCTTTGTAGTCAGGTTGTTTGTCGCTCGTCTTTTTGTCGTTCTTAAAGATTGCTCCTGTGTTTGTTTTGTTTTCCATTTTACTTATTATTTATCGTTTATATTAATGTAGCCAGTTATCGCGCCGACTCCAGTCAATGCGCTGATTGTATATATTACTTCTGCCTTTCCGATTGGCTCCCAATTACAAGTTGCTGCTTTGTAAATGCATCTAATTTCTCCAAAAATTGCAGCTATTGCTAATGCAATTACAAAAAATGGATAGATATAATCTGATTTTTTCATTTGTTATAAATTATAGATTAAATTGATTACTAAAATAATTGCTACTGCCGTTACAAGTAGCATTGTGCAGATTGCTGCGAGGTATTCTTTTTCAGGACTCATAGGTTTAAGTTATCTTCGTTTATTAATTCGCGGAGTTTATCTCTCCAATAGTCGGTTACTTCCATTTCTGCTTCAGTTGCCTCTCGGTTTTTAATGTATCCGTGTTTAACTACCGAGCGCATTTCTTGGTCAAGATTCCATACAACATCTTTCCAACTACTGCCATCAATGGCATCTTGCAGGTCTTGGGTTTCGTCGTGGTCAAAGTGTAGTGTTGCTTTCATTGTTTGAAGGTTTTAGTTTCTTGAACCATATGTAAAGCGAGTGTCATATACTGCTTGACTTGTTCGTCCGTGTTTTTCTCGCTACCCCAACCAGCTAAATAGCTAATATGTTCAAATGTATCGCAACCAGAACACGAACCATAGTCAACTTCCGTAAAAATATAGTCGTCTAAATTCGGTTGGTACGCATTATTGCAAAGTATGAAAATTAAATTGCCTTGATAGTGGCCATCGTCAATACTTTTAAAGCGTTCCCAGTCCCAAGAATTATTGTAACCATTCGGTTCAGTTACCACTAATTCAAATAGCTTCTTGTAAATATTTTCGTAGTCGCTTGGTTGGTTTTCTTTTAACCATTCTTCTAATAGGTGCTTACGCTCATCCCATTGTTTTACAAATTCTTTTATCATTGTTCTTGTTGTTTAGTTTACATTTCGTTTTAAGATATGTGGCAATTTTTACCCCTTATCCTTGTCCATATTGCTCAACTCAATTAAAGCGGCTTTTTGGTTCTTTTTGTATTCGTGTTTTAGTCGCTCGCAGTACAACGCTGCATCTAACATCTCTTCC